GCTTCATCCATATCAAAAACAAAATCATCTCCAGCTAGTTTGTTAGAGATCATTTTAATATCAGCTCCTATAGGGGGAAATAATCCCACTGAAGCTTGTCCAAATGTAGATATATAACTTTCAACGGGAGTAGGAAAAGCACCAGTACCAAATTGTATTAACTCGTCAGATACAGGGCTCGTAAAAGTACCATCATTCCAATAATATTGATCATGGATAAATTTTCCTGAATCCGCAGGACTTCCTGCAGCAATTTGTATAACATTTATTCCAGTGGTTGCAGGACAAGAAGGAGTAACGTCATAAGATACACTACCTGTAGGAGTTAATGTAAAAGTTGCTGTTGTAGAAGCAGCTAAATTTTTAGTAAAAGTTGCTGTTCCAGTACCAGTAATGGAAGAATTAATAACCGTACTAGAATTCCAAACCACTACTAATTGCACCGTTCCTGATACTACGTAACTAAATGTCACTACTCCTTGAGAGCTTCCCATCTCAAGAGTATAAGAAGCAGCTCCAGTAACTACTTGTTGAGAAACTGTAATTCCACAATTTATAATTTCAGGAGGAGCAGGAAGTTCTACCGTAGTAGATGATAATACATATTCATCCATATAAGGATCGTATCCTCCTAATTTTTGAGTGATAAAATTTGTGGTAAATAAATCTCTAAAGTATGATCTCATTCCAATATCCGAAATAACATTTAATGCGACCTTATTACTTACTCCTTTTAATTGAAGAACAGCTCCTCTTTTAGCGTCTGTAAAATACATTGAAGGCCCATAGGCTACAAAACTTTCAGCATTATCACTAATTCCATATTCTTCTATTCGAGCTACTTGTTGACCTAAAATTAATGGAGATGAAGATACTGCTCCCCCTCCCGCTGCGGTAGTTAAGACATCTTTATTTGTTTGTACATAAGAAATTTTATCTTCTTGCAATGTTAAAATGTCTGTTTCTCGGGAATGTAAAATTTGTATAGGACCATATAATATTTCTAAATCTTTAAAATTTGCAAGTCCTAAATTAAATTCATTAAGTCTATTAATATTAGTTTCTTCATTATATACTCCACTATAGGTTAGCCCTGCATATCTATCGGATGCTTTATAATCTTGCTCCGATACAGAAGTTACTCGCTGACCCAATGTAAAAGACTGTCCCACCAAAGAATCTTGTACTTTAAAACTTTCTACGCCGTTTCCGAAAGCAAAACAATCAAAAAATCCTAAATTTACAATAGCAGAAAGAGAACCGGTTTGATTTCGATCTCCAGGAGCAGTTCCTGACATGTGAAAATCATTAGTGATATCGTATACAGAATCATCTTCATAATAAATATCTGTATCTACATCTATGGGAGTAGTTTCAAAAACTATTAAAGTATTAGATAATTGAGCAGTAATTCTTCCACTTATTTCGGAAGGTGCGTTTGGCCATGCTACTGAACCACTTGAAATACCTAAATATAAAAATTCTGTTGTTGAAGGTGGGTCTCCTGTAGTGGTAGTAAATTGATATTGGTTTTCATATTGGATCCAGGCAGGAGCACTTAAAGCTCCTGTTTTAATAGTATCCGTATAAACATTAGTATTAGCTCCCGTATCGTCAGTACTTGTATCCACCCCTCCCGTAAAATCAATTCCCTCTCCATTTACAAAATCCCATAAAGTATCATAATCTTGAGATGCTGTAAATGCTAAATTATAATTATAAATTTTTGATCCTTTAGCAGAACTGTTCTTAGCTCTTCTATGAAATTCTATATCAAAAGTAATTATACTTCCTGCAGGAATAGCTAAATTTAAATCGTCTTCTGCCCCTTGTCCAATTCTAAAACAAGGTATTAAAATAGATGGGCCTGGTAGACCTGACCCCCACGTGGTAGATTTTGCTCTTTTTGTTCCTGAACTCCATCCTGTGGTTGTCTCAGATAAATCTATATTAAAATTAGTAGGTTTCATTTCCATATATAACCCTGCTAATTCTGAAATATAAGGGTCTATGGTACCACCCCCTGCTTCCGTAGTAATAACATTAGCTGCTGGAGTAAGAAAATTTTCTTCTTTAGATTCTATGCTTAAAATTTCATTAGTAACAAGTCCGCTTAATGGTCCATAATTATCAGCTTTAATTCTTAATAAATCTCCTACTTTAGCTTTATTTTGATTTTGTCCCTGCAACCTAAAAAATACTGTATTAGTAATATCACTCAGATAATAAAAATTACTATAAATAGTTTCGTAAGGACCCTCTGCTCTTTTAAGAACAAATTTATAACGAGTAGCCCATGAAGGAGGTCTTTGAGATGTAGGAATATCTACTTTAATACTATTTTTTTGTGTAAGATTAGAGGCTGGCACCGAAACGGTATTATGGGGAGACACTAAAGCAGTAGAACTACGCAAATACTCATCCATATAAACAATTCCAACTTCATAATTTCTATTACTATGAAGACTTTGTGTATTGCTATTACCAATAAAAGTAGCTATTATGTTAGTAAACTTATAATATTCATATAAAGGAGAAGCAGCCGCTCCTTCTGAGTCTACAAATTGCATGGCTGGAATTTGTAAAGTAATATTATCTCTAAAAGCATAAGGTGAGGTTATTATATTAAATCCTTGATCGGTACCTGTTATTCCGCTGGTACTTTTTGTCCACGTTATATCCTCATCGGTATCTACAATATTTTGATTAATAGCACAATTAAATGTATCGGTAAAGCTCGATCCCAACGCACAGTTTTCCACTGTTTGAAAATAGGCTATTGAACTTCCAATTTTAGCTTTAAAAGCGGTACTACTTGCCATATCATATACGGTACTAAAATCTTGTGCCAATGTAAAAACTGTACTTATTCGTGTTGAACCTTGTTGACTACCACTTTCTACACTTCCCTCATTTCCATTAAAAATACTATGAGTAAATGTAAAATCTAAATATAACAGAGCACCTGTTTTTAATTTAGAGTTAATTGAGCTTAAATCTAATGTTACCGCACTATTAGTTACTGTTATAGGTGTAGCAATGGTATAATCTACCTCATCATATGTAGAAGGAAGTTCTAATACCTCTATATCTTCACTTACCAATGCAGCAGTATAATTCATATGACAATTTTGGTTGTTAATATCTAATAAATCATAACCATCTACATAGTTTCCATATACCAATCTATTACCCATAATCGTTTGAGCTTTAGCGGTTCTAGGAACGTTATCATATAATCTTAATAATTCATTAGAAGATAAAATAGTATATATCTTACTGTTACTAAATACTTGAGTTTGTATAGAATTATTCGGCCATCCAAAATCTGCTTTATTAAATTTTTCTATTACATTTAAAAGGGTAGAGTCAGCAAATTTAAATATCAAATCTATAGCAACCACATTATCGCTTCCTGTATTAAAACTAATTTCTACGGCATTATAAATATTTTTCATACCGCTATTTAAATTCGTAGATACATCTAATAAAAAAGCTCCTGGAATAAAAGCGATATCTGTAAACTGAGATAACGCACTATATTCATCATCTTTATATTTATATCTATAAGCGAAGCTTATCATACGGGTTTCCATATAATTTGCCTCTGTTGCTTGTGTAATAAGACTTAATGTGGGGGCTGCTACGGGAGGGTGTACGATAACATTAATGTCCGCAGCTGTAATTCCCTCTACTGCTCCTACAGGATTGGGATAATTTCGTGTAACATTTATCTTTCTGGGAGGATTTATATCATCGGTCCAAAATAACATATCTCCTATTTTATCTACTCCTGTAATTAAATATTGAGAATTAAAATTTAAAACCGATAAAGAAATAACATGATAAGTAACAACTCCTGTTTTAGTATTAAATGATACTACCATATCAACAGTAGCAGAAGTTACAAACCAATACATCGTTTCATTGGCACCGTCTTCATATGCTCCAATACATATTGCTCCTGTTAAATCAGCGCCATTATATTGCAATGTAGTAAGTTGAGTGTTTCCTTTAGAATTTTCTACCGCTCCTATTTCCGTGGTTTCAGTAGATCCTAACCGTACATTTATGGCATTAATATATTCGCCTGGAGGAACAAGTCGTTCATCCACACTTTTATTCATCCTTCCGGCAATAAAATTTGTTGTTACTATAGGCATTTTACTTAATCCATTTAGCCTGTCCTCTTAAATTCATTAAAAGACGACCAGGGTGTATATTACTTAATCTAATTTTTGCGTTCCTTAATAAAGACGATTTATCTTTTCTAGCTCTGTTTACTATATATTCTTGTACTCCCAATCTTCCGTTTAATATAGAATATTTAATATATGCATAAATAAATTCTTCAAATAATTTATTTACACTAATGTCTGCATCTGTGCCTTTTTCCATTCCATCAGAAACATATTCTAATACAATTGATTGTCCAGACGCTACAGAACTAAAATTAATTACTCCTCTTTGTTTATCAATAGAAAAAGTAGGATTAGAGTTTGCTGTTTCGGTATTTAAACCAAACCTTCCCCCTAAAGCATAATCAAAATACCATAATCCGTTTACACAATACCCCTCACATCCATTATAAGGGCTTTCGTTGTTTAGATAAATGGTTTTTTTAGATTCATCTAAAGGAGAATCTTGAGGCTTTAAAACATTTCCGTTTTGGTCAAATATTATTTTATTGTCATTGTCTTGTAAATAACTACTAGCCCATTGAGTCTGAATATTTTCTGTTAAAGGCATTAAAACCCCATTTTTAAACTGAGATATTCTTACCCAATTAACATAATCTGAAGGTAATATAAATCGTAAGGTATCGTCTAGCGTTAATTGTAATATCTTTATTTCTTTCATAGCATCATAATTCAATTCTTGAATTCCTCTTTTTGCATGAAATAACACTTTATATTTATTTACATTATTTATCAATTCATTATTTCCTTGATACATTAATATAAAGTTGTTAACAATTTCATCTAAAGTAACAAATTGATATGATCCCCAATTTTTATCGGTAGGAGTTGTTCCTGAATTTTGATAATATGCGTAGTCAGTAATATATGCCATCTCTTATATTTGTATTTGATTATCTTCTACTATTTCTTGTTTTCCAAATTGATATACATCACCTTCTCTAATTTCAATACCTACATATTGACAGATTTTAGCTATAATACCAGGTTCATCAGAAAGTGGTAATTCAAAATCCTGATAATCCGATTGATTTGAATCAAATTCAGGGCTTCCGGAAGCACCACCCACAGTCTGATATGTCCATTTTGGAGGCAAAGGATATCGTATATATTCTGCGTTTACGGATCCGTTAACAATAATGGTAGAAGGATAAACCGATATAGTATTTCCTGATGTTCCTGTGTTTGCATCTCCTGCAACCCCAGTTGTTGCTCCACCCAAAACATATGCAGGATAGGTAAGTGTAGGAGTTGTTAATGGGGAATTACTTAAATAAAATATTTTGTTTTGATTTACCCTTTCTATTTCAACTATTCCAGCCACACTAAATATACCATAGCTATTCCCGATAGTAGACGCAACTCCAAAAGGAGAAGCTGTTAAGGTTAATTGTGTTTCGCTATCAACACTTACTACATAAGCACTAAATCCCGCATAAGCAGAAGTAGTAGACGAGGTTGT